TTGAACGAGAGATCTATGTTGCTATGCTGATTAAACACTTAGAAGAAGAGAAACAAAAACTGGAAAATAGGTAATGGCAAAGAGAAGCGGTTTAACATTTAAAGACGAACAAGCATTCGCTAAAGAATGGACTCCTAATAAGTTGAGTCCTGGTGCCCTTAAGCAGATCGTAGATCAATTACGTGTTAAGAACGCAGCTATGGTTGATGTTAAACCTGCACTTGATGCATCAAAAGTAACTGCACCTCCGGCCCCTGTAGCCGCACCAGTTCAACAAGAAGCTAAGAAAGCTATTGATACTGATAAGAAGTTGGTTGAAGGTAATAAGAAACTAAACACTAACATCGAGAAGTTAACTAAGGTAATGGCTAACGCCATAGTACGTAATAAAGAAGGTGCAAATAAGGCTGAAGATATTGCCGGTAAACAACACTTAGACTATAGAGGTATCGGTCAACAGTTTAAAGAAAAGATAATGGGTCGTGGTGGTGATAAGTGGGATAGAGACTCATTAAAATATAAGTTTGGTTCTGTGCGTGGTATAGCTGGAACTTTAGGTCTTCGCGGTATACCTGGTTTTGATAATGCAATGGCTAAACGTGAAGAGATTAAACAAACTGCTACTCGCATGACAGAAGCAAATGCTGGGATGGAGAACCTCAAACAGTTTGGAGGAGATAAGAAGAAGGTTGAGAAGTACTACGAAAAACGCGGCGTAAAGGTTCAAGCGGCTAAAGCTAACCTACAATCAGAAGAATATAACAGAAACAAATTTAGAGATGCTGGAATATCAGATCAAGAGTTTGATCGTACTACAGGTGGTAAGAGACAAAATAAGAAACTTGCACAAGCTGGACAAGCAGTTATCGATGTAGATCCAACTATGCAAGGTGAAAAGAAAGGCGCGTTCACTACTCCATCTACAGCTAAAGAAGATACTAATGATAAGCTTAATGTATCACAAGAAGAATCATCACAACTTAAAGATATAGAGAATATATCAAAACCAACCCAAGAATTAGTAACTATTACTAGAGCTGAGAATGCTCGTAAAGAGAAAGCAGATCATGAATTATTGGCTGCTGTACAAAACATTAAAGCTGTAGGTGGTGAAGGCGGTGGAGTAGGTGGAGTAGGTGATGCATTAGGAAAAATTGGTGGAAAAGGTAAACTAGGTAGATTAGGTAAATTAGGTAGAGCAGCAAATATAGCATCAAAAGCAGCACCAGTTGCAGAAGCCGCTGGAAGTGCAGCTGTTGCAGGTGAAGGCGCACTAGCTGGAGGTGCAGCATTAGCTGGAGAAGGCGCAGCTGTCGCAGGTGGAGGAGGTATGTTAGCTGCAGGCGGAGCAGCACTAGCAGCTGCAGCACCATTCATATTAGGCGCAGCAGTAATAGGTGGTATTGGATATCTTGGCTATAAAGGATACCAAAAATGGAAGAAAAATAAAGAAGAAAAAGCTAAATTAGGAAATAAAGCTCAAGAAAACTTAAATGAAAAACAAGCTATTCAAGGTCCCGTAGAAAAAGCTAATGAAGTTATGCAAAGATCATCTGATAATGAATCTGCTAAGTTTACTGGATCACTTAATAAGTCTCCAACAAATATAGTCAATGCTCCTACTACTATATCCAAAAGCACCCAGAATACTGCTATGCATGTGCCGGTCAGAGATCAAGACCACTCAATCAGGTCTTACTACAAATCAAGGTTTGCTAGTTAATACTACGAAAGCTATAGCAACTTTATCTTCATCGGCTATAGATATATGGTTACAGTTAATCTTATTCTGATCCAGATATCCCTGTAAGTCTTCTTCAAACTTAAGTTTAGGTTTGCCTAATTCATCATGAGTTACTATAATATTCTTGAGTACTGCTGGATATTTAAAACCAGTTCCTAACGCCTTTACGAAGGCTTCCTTTGCGGCAAACCTTTTAGCTAGAAACTTTGCTTGGTTCTTTACTTTCTTATAGTCAACAAACTCATCGTCCGTTAACATATTATGGGCATAAGATTGACCAAGCCTACTTAAAGACTTGGTCATCCGTTTTACTTTTACGACATCTGTGCCGATGCCATATATCATTTATAAAAATCAACCATCAATATAACACGTTCTTCATTAGATCCATTATATGCATTATGGGTAATCATGTCATCAAATACAAACATCTTACCTTGTTCCCATTCTACTCGTTCGCCGTCTACTTCCAACCAAGCACCCTTAGGAGTAACTAAACCTAAATGAGATCTATACACGTCATGTGTATATCCTGTATGTGGGAATATTCGAGTACCAGGTTCTAAGATAGAGAAGCCCGCGATATAACATCCCGGAACTTCATTAACCAACGTGTTAGTTATAGGAAAATGTTTCTTTACTTCTTGGGTATATCTAAAATCATCTCTACCCTTATAGATAAGTCCTACCGCTTTCCAACCTTTATTATAAAGTTGTTTTTCTGGCCAAGGCAAAATTAATCCAGGTTCTTTCGAAAATCCTATGGCAGATGATAACTTAATATGCTCGTTATATTCTCCAAGGATATCTTCCCATGCATCCTGAATTTTATATAAAAACGGAAACTTATCTATAGGATAGATATAACTCATTACGCCTCGTCAGCGATCTTTTGGAAGAATGACATTACATCTTCGTCATCATCATTGATCTCAGGAGCTGCAGCTCTTGGTGTAGGAGCTGGAGCAGAAGCAAATGTTGGAGGTGCTGCTACAGGTAACGGCTCATTAGTAAGCTGTTCTGCTGTAGGAACTTGACCGTCACCACTTAATACTGAATCCAACTTAGCTTTAAGTTCTTCATATGACTTGAAGTTCTTAGGCTCAAGGAACTCTGCTAGTTTAACTTGCTTGTTAGCGATAGTTAAGATAGCTTCATCACTTGGTGCTACTGGAGTTGGCTCAGCGAATGCTGATTGATCATAGTTAGGATAACCTTCAACCGTACGCATACGGATCTTGAAGTTTGCACCTTCCCATAGATCAAACACATTAACTGGTTTCTCATCTTCAAATGTAGGACGAGCCTTGTTCATGATCATATCAAAGATCTTTTTACCATACTTGAATAGCATTACTTTGCCTTCATTTTCTGGGTGTTTAGGATCTGATACGATCAATACATTAGAGATGAAATGCAATCTACGTTTTTGTAGACGTGCGATCTCTTTGTTAGCATCTGAACCAGAGTTCCATAGTTTTGTATTGAGCTCGCCAACTGGATCGTTCTGACCTAGTGTAGTGAGTGAGTTCTCAATGTACCATTTACCTGTTGGTCCTTTGAAGCCATGAGAGAAGATCTTTACCCATGGAAGTTCATCACCTTCTACGCGTGGTAGGAAGCGAATGACTGCTGTTGCATTACCAGCTTTATCACGTTCCATCTTCCAGAAACGGTCATCTTCATATGAGTTAGATTGCTGTGGGTTTGCGACTTTTTCGAATGCTGATGCGATTGCACCAAAGTCTTGATTGCGCGAAGCACGGAGTGTATTAATGTCCATCGTATTTTCCTTATATTTTTAGTATTAAATGTGTATAGAGTATAACTGCTACTCACTTTTATTTATACATCCCACATTAAAAGATTGTAATAAATTCATTAAAAATTGGTTTTATTTTCTCAGCGTCATACTTAACAAAACCTTTAACCTTCTCTATCTTACGTATATCAGATTCCAATATAAGCATAGCAGATTTGTTTTGTTTCCATTTAGGTATAAAGCCAAGCGAGTCATTAAGTATTGATACTGACTCGATGCTTATCTTCTTACCTAGATATAATCTTATTATACACGGATATTCATTTAAAGTAAAATTAATTATCTGATCTAGGGATAATGCGTTCTTTTGGGATTCTAACTCGATGGTGTTAAGGTCATCTTTGAATATACGAGTGATACTTTGCTTACGCTTCTGCCATTCAAGGTAGTACTCATTAGCTTCTTCAATAGCGAATATCATGTTATCATGGCCATATGCAAAGTTTGCCACAAGGAATTGGATCAATTCCTGATCTGTATCAAACTTACGAGCTAGCTTGTCAAAGATGTACCTATCATTACGAATGTTAAAGGTTTCATATGAATACTTGATGTTACCTTTATTCTGAAATACATTAAACTTATCGTTATTGAAATGCAGCTTTAAGGCTAGATAGTATCTAAATGCCTTAAATCCTGTCATATGTCAAGCGTTCCTCTTTTGGGTAGGTAATTACTTTCAATCATATTAAGTTCAATCTTTTGTTTTAAGTTCTTATTAATTAACTTTGATATGTCTTCAGGATCAATGAAGTTCTTTTCACAGTATAGTAATACTGCGTCCATATGACTAATACGTTTATCTACGACTACACTCTCGATGTACAATGCAAATTCATTGGTAGTCTTAAACATCTTGCCTTCCATTAGATCATACCCAAATAATAGTTTGCAAGCTTGAGGTTTGACTTAGTCTCAGAATATTGCTGCAGATAATCATTATAAGCTTTCCACTCTGGAGTCTTTTGATCAGCAGCAGCACTCATCTTATCATCAAACATCTCGAGATATTCCTCAAAGAATACGTCGAATTCCTTGAGTTGTTTATTTAGATTTTCTTTGATAGTCTCAAGACCTTGTTTATCTCGGCGACTATATTGATTCACAATAACTTGATTCATATTCATCACATATTCCTTGGTTTAAAATTATATTATACCACACATAACAATTAATGTACACTCTTATTATATAACACATGTGTTATAAACACGGTAAAAATATGTATTATATAACACATGTGTTATAAAAACTACTAATCGATAGCACCGTCTTCAACTTTTACCTTAACTTTAGGTTTGCGTTGTTTAGGTTTGGCAGCCTCAATCTCTGCTGCGATAGCTTTGTCTTCTCTTGCTTTGTCCTGTGCTGCTACAGCTTCCATACGTTTCCTTAGTCTTGGTTTGATCTCCTCAGCATTAAACCATAGCTCGATGCCGTTAAGGACCTTTTCAAGTTCTTTAGGGTTTAAGAAGCCTTCATAAGCATCTATCATAAGTGTTTCACATTGCTTAATGGTAAAGTCTGTATGTGCCTTGACTGTTGGTGTGTTACCAGAAGAGCCGAAGGAGGCAGTATGGATCATGATGTAGGCAGTATCAAATACATGTACATTATGGCAATACATAGCAATAAGAGATGCAGCAGAGTGACATGCTCCCATAAGGAACGCTGTCACTTCTGCATTCGTTGCTAGTATACCAGATATGATGGCACCAGCTGAATCCAAATGGCCACCATTAGAGTTAATAAACAGGTGTATCTTATCATTCTCACCAGCATTAATTAATAGAGATATAAGTTCTCTATACTTTGCAGGTTCTTCGATCTCGCTATCTAAGAATACTTCATGTGTCCTAGTTGTAGATTCAATCGTATTAATATGAACTGAATTTAGTAGTCCACTTAATAGGTTGATTGGGTTTTCACCTGCCATTTGTTTCATGATTAACTCTTTCTTTTATAAAATATATGGTTACCGATTGTTGTCGTCACTTTAACATTCTTCCATCCAGGCTTTACTTCTTTCGTGTGAAAGAACATAGCTCCTTGTGTTACGTCTTCTATCTTTTCATAGTTCATGTATGCATATGTAGCTACAGCTCTTGCATGATCAAATACTTCTTTCTCATGCTTTGTATATCTATATGCTATAGCTTTAGTTCTTTTATAGTCATCACACCACCAACTAAATTGACACGTCTCTTCAAGCTTCTGTGTCATGGTACCACATATAGAACTCGGATATCTTCCAGAGTATACGCGGTTCAATGTAACCATTGCTACAGCTATCTGACCCTTAGTGGGTTCATAACCCGCTTCGTAGTATACGTTTTGGGCTAGACATTCTACTTGTTTCTTTTCTGACTTAGTTAGAACTTTTATCTTATCATACAGTGTTTGTGGTTGTGCTGTGTTGTAACACAACAGGTAACACGTAGCCAATATTGCGGCGAAAGTCTTTCTCATGGGGATATTCTCCTTACGATTGGTACTTAGCTTTTTATGCGCTTAGTAT